CGGGTTCGGTACTCTAAACGAAGATGCCTTTACTGTTGACCACATCTTGGTTCTTATAGCTGTACAACAAAGGTCTTAAAAATGTGGGCGTTAGAGGTAGAAGGAAGTGGGAACGGGCTCGGGCTCAGGCCAGGGTACGGGAACGGGGACGGGAACGGGAACGGGAACGGGGGCGGGTACGGGAACGGGGACGGGTACGGGTACGGGGACGGGAGCGGGAACGGGTACGGGTACGGGTACGGGTACGGGCACGGGCTCGGGGACGGGGACGGGTTCGGTACTCTAAACGAAGATGCCTTTACTGTTGACCACATCTTGGTTCTTATAGCTGTACAACAAAGGTCTTAAAAATTAAAAAAGAGGGAAAAGAAGAGGGTTAACCTATGTCGGAAATAATTATCTTAATCACTCATAAAGAAAGAAAGGATTAATAAAAATGTCCACACACGAAGTAGTAAAGAGGTCTTTTGATAAAAAATGGATTGTTTGGTCTTTCTTAAGTATAAAAGGTTTAAATGAAGAACCTTTTTCTAAAACACACGTTCCTTTTAAGTGGGTCATAACAGGTGTCTTCGAAACAAACGAAAGGTCAAAAGCTATAACTTTTGCTAAAGATTTCTTTTTTGAGACTATCGAGGATTAAAAACTAATTGAAGATTTAGTGTATTAGTGCTAAGATGGTACATTAATGGCTCAACTAAAAAAAAAGAACAATAAATAGAAAAGGTTAAAAAATAAAGGTGAGTAAGTATCAAAAGGTAATGCGGTTAGAGGTTGAACTTCAACGCCTATTAAATGATAAACCGTCACACCGACGCCAAATAAGAATTAAGGACCTTCACAAAGAGTGTGACAAGATTTGGAAAGAGATTTCAAAAGATGCTTAACAAGGAAACTACAAAAACAAAGTCTGATAATACCGAAAAAGAGGAACCTGTGTTACCTTTTAAAGGTGGTTTATTTATAAACAGAGTTGGAAAAACACTTTCACCCGACCCTACCTCTGACGAGTGGAACGAGTACTTAACAAACATCGCCCAAACATCTATGGTGATATATAAGCTTTTTGGCATACCAGACTTGGAGTCACACAAAGATTACATGGGTATCGTAACTATAGCTATTAATTCTTTTATGCTTAAAACACCAGAAGAGAAAGCTGCTTACGCTAACTTCTTGACAGAGACCTATGCTCAAAAAGAAAGTGGAACCCCGAAAACATCTAGGTCAAAAAGGGAGGTTTAAAACTGATTTACTCAAATGTGAAACAAGAAAGTGAGCTTCTAAAGTCAAATCTTCCTTGTGAAAACGAGGATTGTCTTTCTTCAGATGCCTTAGCCCTTTACAGTGATGGTCACACATTTTGCTTCAGCTGTAGTGAACACAAACAAAGTAATAAAAGGTACAGTGAAATTTCAAACTTAAGTCAGATCACAAACTCAAACCAACCAGCAGAAGTTCGGTCAAAGGAATTTAAAAAGGGAGAGATAAGAGAGTTAAAGACACGGAAGATTTCAAGGGAAACCTGTGCTTTTTACGGAGTTGAAACCCTTGTTGACCAAACTGGTAAACCTGTTGGAAAAATCTTTCCGTTCTTTAAAGAAGACGGTTCTTTAGCTTGGCAAAAGATTAAAAAGGGTGGCTCAAACCCTTACGAAGTAGTTAGAAAAGATGATACAGCTTTAAAGGAGTCTGTCCTTTTTGGCCAACAACTTTTCCCAAAGGGGTGCGCTCGGTATATTACGATTACTGAGGGAGAGGATGATGCTCTAGCTGCTTACGAAATGAGCGGTTCTAAGTACCCTGTTGTGTCAATTAAAAACGGCGCTCAATCCGCTGTAAAAGACATCAGAGCTCAACTAGAATACCTTGAGAGTTTTGAAAATATTTACATTTGCTTTGACAACGATAAACCGGGAAAAGAAACTGCGCGTAAGGTTGTAAAACTCTTCTCGCCCCTAAAGGCTAGGGTTGTAAACCTTACTCACCATAAGGATGCCTCAGACTATAAACAGGCTAACGATGGGTCTAAGTTTATTAGTGAGTGGTGGAAAGCAGAAAAGTACACACCATCTGGTTTGGTTCTCTCCTCCTCTCTTAAAGACAAGATACGAGAAAAGAAACTTGTAAAGTGTTACGATTATCCTTTTGAAACCTTAAATAAGGTCACATATGGCTTACGTACTAACGAGCTTGTAGTTGTGACTGCCCAAACAGGGCAAGGTAAAACACAGGTGCTACGTGAAATAGAGTATAAACTCCTTCTTGATTACATCCCTGATGATGTAAAGATTGGAGCTATCTTTATTGAAGAGGTACCAGAGGTATCTGCTGAAGGTCTGTTGTCGCTTCATCTGAATAAGAGACTTCACCTTCCAGATACAGAGTGTTCAAAAGAGGATTGGGAAAGAGCCTTTGACACAATTCTAAAAGATGACCGAATTGTCTTTTACGACGCCTTTGGTACAAATGATGTTGACACCTTGATTGCCCGTATACGGTGGATGAACAAATCTTACGGGTGTCAATTTATCTTCTTAGACCACATTTCAATGTTAGTTGCCTCACACCAAGCTGACGAGCGTAAAACACTTGATTACGCGGCTAATGAGTTTAAGAAATTAACTATGGAGTTGGGTATTTGCATTATTTGTGTTGCTCACTTAAATAGAGAAGGGGAGATTAGGGGTACATCTGGTATAGAAAAAGTAGCGAATATCATCTTTAAACTTGAAAGAGAACACAAGAGCCCTAATACTCTGATCAGAAACACAACACAAATAACAGTAGAGAAGAATAGATTTAGTGGCGAAACAGGGCCAGCAGGTTTTGTCTTTTTTGACTGTGAAACAGGAAGGTTAGCTGAGATTGACCCAGAAACTTTTTACGCAGAAGTTGCCAAAAAAGAAGAAGACTTTAGTGGCGAGGAGCTATAGGAATAAAATGCAATCAAAATCTCTAATGCTTTTATTGTTACTTATATTTACATATCTTATACTTATCGGACCAATCTTATGAGAACAGTTGTTTGCGATAGTGAAGGTGATGGATTAGAACCAACAGTGTTTTGGTGCGTTGTTTGTAAAGACGTTAACACTGGTGAAGTCTTTAAGTTCAAACTAAGTGAAGTTAAAACTGAGTTCATCCAATTCGCGTCAACGGTTGAACACTGGATTGGACACAATTTTATTAGTTGGGATGTACCTCATTTTAAAAGGTTGCTTAACCTAGATATTAAAGTACAAAATATTACGGATACTTTAGTACTATCAAGATTAGCCAAACCGAATAGATTTGGTAACCACTCAATTGAAAACTGGGGTCGTATCTTAGGTGTACAAAAACCCCCAATTAATGATTGGTCTACTTATACTGACGACATGCTTCACAGGTGTTCAGAAGACGTAGAGATTACATTTAAAGTCTGGGAACGCTTAACAAAGACACTCGCTGGTTTTTCTAAACGGTCTATCAGGCTTGAACACAGCTTGCAAAAAATAATGATTGAAGTAGAAAAGACTGGTTTTAAACTTGATGTACCGAAAGCTCAAAAACTTTTTAACAAGCTTTCTGACTTAGAGGCTTCGCTTAAAGAAGCTATCTTAAAAGATTTTAAACCTATTCCTAAATTAATAAGGTCTGTTGCTCCTAAGAGAACTAAAAAAGGGGTGCTTTCTAAGGTGGGTTTAAGTGGTGTTGAAAGTGTAGAAGGTTCGTTTTCTTTAGTGGAGTTTGTTCCATTTAACCTAGCCTCACCTAAACAAGTAGTAGCTAGGCTCAACTCTGTTGGATGGAAACCTTTTGAAAGAACGAAGGGCTACTCAAAACTTGTAGAAAATAAAAGCAAAGGAAAAATCACAGAAGAGCTTTTTAAGGCTTCTTCCGCCCTCTCTTGGAAACTAAGTGAAGACAACCTTTCCACAGTCCCAGAGACAGCCCCTGAGTCTATTAAGAATATTGCTAAGTGGATGATGACCCAAAGCCGTAAAACTCTTGTGGAGACTTGGCTGAGTCTCTCAGACAAGAACGACAGAGTACATGGAAGAGTAAACACGCTAGGGACTTGGACACACAGGATGACACACTATGACCCTAACATGGCTAACGTACCTGGGGTTAACTTTGATGAAGATTCTGGTGAAATACTTTATGGTATTAAGGGTAGATTTGGGTTTGAAGCTAGAAGCTGTTGGACAGTGGACAGTGGAAGGGTTCTCTTAGGTGTTGACGCAAAAGGTATTCAGCTAAGGGCCCTAGCCCACTATACAGGCGACCCAGAATACATTAAGACGGTCCACACTGCTGACCCCCACACTTACCACGCTGGTCTATTGTCAGAGATATCTGGTAACCAAATAAGACGTGATACTGCCAAGACTTTTATCTACGCTTACTTACTTGGTGCTGGAGTTGCTAAGATTTCTAATATTCTTGGTTCTAGTTGTGGGGCAAAGGTTAAAAAGCTTTTTCCACAGTACTTACCAGGGTTAGAACGTTTGATGAGTGAGTTGGATAAAGATGCTAAACGGGGTTACATGATTGGTTTAGACGGAAGGCTTTTATCACTTCCTAGCCGCCACAAAGCCTTAGCAGCGAGACTCCAATCTTTTGAAAAAGTAATCATAGGAAAGTCCATTGTGTCTTCTTATAAGGAGGTAAAAAATAAATGTTTAGATTCTAATTTAGTTGCTGTTGTTCACGATGAGGAACAGTGGGATACCTTAGAAAAAGATCTTGACAACACAAGGGAAATTGTGGTAAGAAGTATAAAAGAAGCAGGAGAATACTATGAAACAAAGTGTCCAATGGAAGGCGAAGCAAAAGTGTCGAAAACCTGGGCAGGAGCGCATTAAAAGCTATACACTAGAGGTGGTTACAGATGAAAAACAATAAACAAGAAATAATTTACTTAGCTGGTATAATTCAGGATTTAACCAAGAGGGAGCTAGAGGGTTTTTTAGACTCTCTCCTGGACGAATTCTCGAATAGTGAAGATTTAGCGCAAGCAGTGGAGTTTGCACTGGACAATCACATTAACCAAGGGTATAATACCCATCTTGACTTTGAAGATGAAAAGTCTTAAACAATTGAAAGAGGAAAAATAAATTGGCTATTTTAACAGGTACGATCTACTACACATTTGTGGCGAAACCAGACAGCTATAAAGGTAAGGACTTTTGGAAGACCTCCCTAGTTCTTGAAGAAGATCAAAAGGAAAAGGCGAAAGAGCTGGGAGTTTCTTTTCAACCAGCCCAAGGACAAATTCCTTCAGATTATTTGCGACTAAAACGAAATGTACTGACACGGGATGGTCGAAAGGTTGACCCTGTACGGGTTGTTGACGCCAAGAAGAATGATTGGCCTAACAACATGATTATCGGAAACGGAAGTAAAGCTCGTGTTAAGTTTTCAGTTATCGAACAAAACGAAGGTTCACCTTATCTCTACCTAGAGGCAATTCAAATTGTTGAGCTTGTTGAATACAATAGGCAAGAAGATTTTGATGAAGAGGCTGGAACGGATATCTCTTCTTACAAAAGCCAAGAAGATGAAGAAAGTTTTGGCGAAGATACCAAAACAGAATCCAAAAACACAACTGCTAACTCTCATGATGACTTCGAGGAATAAATAACAGTAAATGCAAAATGAAAGCAAAAAGAGTCTAGACACTCTCGTAAAAGATGTTTATGGTTTGTTTGAGAACAAGCATGAATTCTCTGAAGAAAATCTAAACTCTTTTGCTGCTGGTGTAAGAGACTCTGTAAAAAAGAGTGTTGAGGAGGCCGGAACAAAAGATACTAAACACTTAAGAATGAGTATAATTGGATTACCAGATAGAAAAATTTGGTACATGTTAAACTCAGATATTAAGCAAATTATCTCTCCGGCTACTTACATTAAGTTTGTGTTTGGCCATATTTTGGAACATCTATTGCTTTTGTTAGCCAAAGAGGCTGGACACTTAGTTACAGATGAACAAAAGAAGGTCAGTCTTGGTGGCGTAGAGGGGACAATGGATTGTAAGATTGACGGTGTGCCAGTTGATGTTAAATCCGCTTCTTCTTTCGCCATCAAGAAATTTAGAAACGGTACCCTTAACCAGGATGATCCCTTTGGGTACATAGGTCAAATCTCTGGTTACACTGAGGCAGAAGGCCAAGAAGAAGCTGCTTTCTTTGTTGTTAATAAGGAAGCCGGAGAGCTCGTTGTTCTTCCAGTGGATGACTTTGATTTAATCAAGGCTTCTGACAGAATTGAACACTTAAAGAAGATGGTTTTATTGGACCATCCACCTGAAAAGTGTTACAATGACATTGCTGACGGTAAGAGTGGAAACAGAACACTCACAAGTAATTGTGGGTATTGCCCCTTTAAATTTGATTGTTGGGCTGACTCAAACGGAGGAACAGGTTTAAGAGTATTTCAGTATTCAAACGGATCAAAGTACTTTACTGAGGTTACAAGAGAGCCAAGAGTAGATGAAATTTCGTTCTAAGTATGAGGCTAATATCGCTTCTAATTTAAAAAAACTTAAGATTGTCTTTGGTTTTGAAACTGAAAAACTTGATTATACAGTTCCTGAAAAACCACACACTTATACGCCAGACTTTGTTATAGTTCGGTCTGATAAAACTAAACTTTATATAGAAGCCAAAGGATACTTAGACGCTCTCACTCGAAAGAAAATGATATTTGTAAAAA